AGGCGGGCTGGAATTCCGATCCAGCCAACAAGGCGACGGCCCGGCGACTCTGGCCGCAGTTTGATTTCAAAATGGATGGCGGGGCCGGTACAAAGTTCCCGTCAACCTGGGCAGTTGATCAGAAAATGAACGCTGGGGAATGCCTGCTGTTCTTCCTGGGCGGGGCGGTTGAAAACCGCCAACCGACTGGGTTTTCCAAGGACCCGGCGCATCCATTCGCCCCGAACAGGAATCGCGAACCCCCGTTCATCGAATTCGACATCAACCGCATTCGGGATTCTGACGGAAATAAGATCCCAGAATATTTCGACGCATTCAACGCAGGCGATGTCCCGTACCTGTACTATTCATCCTATGACGGCCGCGGGTACGCCCCAGCGGAACTCTGCTGCGGAATGACAGATTTCTATCGGGCGCCAAATGCTGGAAAACCGTATATGGGCAGTTCCTTCCAGATCATCAGTCCCGGAATCGACGGATTGGTAGGGAACGGCGGGGAATGGGATTCGGAAAATCCAGGAATCTCGTTGGCGACGGGACGCCCGACGTCGGGGCTGAATGCCGGCGGGGCTGCGGAACGGGACAACATCACCAACTTTTCAAACGGCCTGCTCCTGAAATGAATACCATCATCTGCGGCGAACTGCGGTTTGGAATTTTCCTGCTCCGCTGGGGGCGCGAGGAAGTCTACGCCCGGGCGGGACAACTGGATGCAATCTACGATCTGGAAATCCTGTCCATCATGGCGCCGATGATTATTGGGGCTACGATTCTGCTGCTGGGGATAGGGGCATGGGCGGCGATCCGTCCAAAAGGGACATAGCGTCGAACGTCTCCCCGACGAAATCCGGGGCCTGACGGTTGAACGAATACAACCGCCCGTCCCGAAACGACGAAACCTCCCCAATATGCTGCGCCAGCGATGGGCGATGGTAGTAAAACCGCAGGCCCAGTTCGCGTACCGCCTGACCTACCATCACATCGATTCTCCGATCAATCGGCCACGTCGCCACTGTCCTCGTTTTCAACAATTCGATTGCTGTTTTCGTCCTGAACAGCAACGCGCAGGCCCCCCACGTCGTCCCGCCAGCGGCATGCAATCCGGGGGACATATCGGGGATTATGTCGGGCGTGTACAAACTGATGCAGCCGGCGTCCTCCGGCCATTTCAATGCGCTGATATAATTCCGCAGATTCCGGCAGAAAACCACGTCGTCCTGAATTAACAGCACGTAGGCGCTGTCGTGCATCGTCAGGCTGCCCAACGCCATTTTCCAATTCACGACAGCGTTTCCATCGCGATCATGAAACAGATACGGAAATAAATCTGCGGATTCTATGCTGATCAACGTCCGCTCTAAATAGGGCTGCCCCCGCGGAATAGTCGTACACCCGACCATTAATTCGCCTGGAATAATGTCGGGTTTTTCCTGTCTGTCAGGGCAGGCGATGCATGTTTTAACGCCGCGAATGCCGCCGGAGGAATGCACAGAACATCGCCCGTGTTTTCGGCAACTAAAAATTACCACGGGGCGTTCCGCGCCGCCGCATGCCGGGCACGTCTGGACATCTACAACCGAACCGCGATGAACGCAGGAAAATTCAATCGGGGCGCCGATCGTATCGCCACAAAGCGCATAAATCGGAAATGTATTTGTCGTGATCAACTGGCCGCAATTCAAACACCCAACAGTGACAGGATTCGGCAAAACCCGTTTGCTGTTGTCCAGAAATACACATGTCAATTGCGACGATGTCATGACGGAGTCAATGTGATAGTCGTTGGGGCGGATGATCCGGCAGGGATTAAACAACTACTTCCGGGAACCCTGTTCAGGGTCAGCGGGATAAGGCAATTAGTAACCAACGCGCCCGCCTTGTCAAACGCCATAAGAGTGGTCAACCACGTCAGGATCCATCTAAAATCCCCGAATTGGTTATATGACAACCGCCAGAACGCCACGCTAGGTGGACAGACATTCGGAGAAATCCACGCGCAGCTACCCTGATAGGATAAAACGAATGTTCCGTCCGGTCCGCAGGAACTCGAATCGTCGCAGTTTCCTGTCGTGCTGTGATAGCCAGAAGTAGAAAATGTCCACCGCGCTGGGATTGTAGTGCAGTTGCCGCAGGTTCCCGGCGTTGTCGAATGCGGGGACGGGCTGGGGGACGGACTGGGGGTAGTGCAACAACAGTCCCCCATACCAATTCCGGCCGGGACGCGTTCAGAATATTGAAATTTTCGGCTGGGCAACCAGAGCTGCGACATTCAACATTCCTTGTCGATCAGTTCCCAGCGGACCGACGCCGTATTCGCAGTCGGAATCCAGCCGACGCGGACCTTTTGGCCCGACGAAACCGCGACGTACCGGCAATTGGCAGTCACCACCGTTCCGTCTGGCGCCGTGACGGTGCATGTACTGCCCTTTGATCCGGACGATGCGGTCGTCCCGATGAATTCAAGACAGGGGCAGGGGCAAACGAGAACGATCGTATCCGCGGTAATAATATCGCCGACGACAACATATCCGCCAACGTTCAATTTCAATTTGAATGATGAACGGGCGGGGCCTAGAACCTGTCCAACGGCAGTGGGGGCGAATGACGAATCGTACAACGCCCACACGTAGTTTTGATTCCGCAGGACGCGTCCATACCCCGCAATGCTGATCGGATTTGGGCCGTTGACGAGATGACTGTATTGGGCGCCGTATCCATTTGCGTCAGTTTTCCGAACGCGAACCGACGCCTGGCGGCCCGTCGCCGTTCTGTTCGATGTACCGACCATCGTTTCCATCAGGGCGTACGCGGGGATTTCCTCTGACCCTGCGTTTTCAACCAGAATCAAATCCCGATGATCGTTAATCGGGAAATAGCCGTTCCCGTTATCAATAAACGCATCGCCGCCGTTATGACGACGGGACAGGCGCTCCACCTCGGACGCAATCGCATTATCGCGACTGGCGGACGGGCGTTCGCCCTTCACAACGCGGCTGAATTTTGCGTCCATCGTTTACGATTGCTGATTGCCCGCCTGGAACAACGTGGCGAAATTAAACGTTTCGAACATTGACGCGCCGCCCTGGGCCGCGGCAGATTTTCGAATCCGGAAAAATCCCTGATTCTGCTCATCCCAATAATGATTGTGCCCACCGACAGATGAGCCCCATGTCGCGACGTCGGCCGCCGTCACCTTTTTACGAGAAATTTTGACGGAAATTTCCCAGAACCGCGTTCCTAGAAACGACATCGTCACCTGTTTACTGTCATAGCCCAGATACTGCAGCGTCTCCTTTTCATCGTCCGCCCCGCGCAGGCGAAACGTGGCATTATTCAACTGGCCCATTTTTCCATCGAGGGCCGCCCAGTTCGGGGATTCGACGATATGGTCCACGATCGTATGTTCAATCGTGGGAACAAAAATCCCGCGTACGGTTCCTGATGGGACGCGTTTTCCGTCCGCGTCCCAAACCAGCCCCCCGGAATCCTCGAATGTCAGGAACTGCCCACCGCCCGTCATCTGGTGCGACAGCATCTCCTTGGGATCATAATTGATAGGCTGGCCGCTGGTGTCCGGCAGGGCGCCGACGCCGGGGATTTCGTAGGTAATGTCAACCTTGGCGAGTTCATGCGCCAGAACCCCGTTCGTATCCACGCCGCTATTAGCCGCGTCGTCATGATGCGGTTTGATTTTGAATGACGAAACCCGAAACTGCGGCAATCCGGGCATCTTCTGCCCCACGCCGCTGACAGAATTCTGGCCCAACGTCGTAGCGGCGGGCATCAGTTCATCGGCATAGGTTAACGCGTCATCCCAATCAATAATCACCTGTCGCTCAATACTCATTCTCCCATTCGAGAAATTGAATACCGGGGACCCGGCGCATTCATCGTATGCTACAGCCATGCGGGCCTAATCCTTATATCCGGCGGGTTCCAGATTTTCGTTAATTTTCTCGAGCTGCGAAACAGTCATTTTCGCGTACTGCGCGGTTTTGCGGATGTCCTGCTCCGTTCCGCTGGACATCAACGACAACTGTACGCGATTCCCCATTTCTGCAATTCCAGAAAACGACGGGGCGACGCGCTTCTTCGCCAGTTCGTCTAATTGCTTCCGGCCGGCGGCATCCGTCATCGCCATTAATGCCTGACGTTTCTCAACCGAAATATTTTCCATGTCAGCGATTTCGCGCTTCCGTTCCTTCATCTGGTCCAGGATGCGACCGACGGGGGCGAATGCGGGGGCGATGTCATCCCGCATTTCTCCAACCAATCGCCGCGTCTGCGCGAACTGGGAATTCGCCTCCTGCTTCTTCCGTTTGTCGTCCTCCTTGATCGCGTCGCGTCGTTCCTTGTCCGCCTGGGCGTCGATATCATCAAGCATTTTCATACCGGCCGTTGTCGTTCCGGTAGCATCCATCGCCTCGTTTGCCTTTTTACGCTTCGCCCGACGGTTTTCCTCAATCTGAACCAGTTTCCGCCCCAGATCATCCGTCGCGGCCAACCCGCGTTTAATTTCGCCCAGTTCCTTGTTGCCAACCTCCTTCAATCGTTCCTTGATCCTGACGCGTTCGCGTTCCTTAACCAGAACATCATTTGACTTTTCCGCTATTCTGGCCTCAGACGCGGCGACGTCCTCATTGATTTTTTTGAGTTCATCAGCACTACGGGCACGCCCGACGGTCACCTGTCCCGTTTTATCATTGAACGTCGCGATCAACCCGTCACCAATATCCGCCGCGCCCTTCCCCATCAAATCGCGAATCGCAGGCCCCCATGCGTTTATCCCCTTACCTCCCGCCGCCTCAACGGCGTTCGCCAGTTCGCCGCGGAAAAAGTCCATGCCCATATTACCGACATCTACACGGGCCGAGCCGATGCCCTCGGGTTGTCGCAATTTTTTCATATCCTCGAGTTTGCGACGTTCCTCCTCGATCTCCTTTTTAGTAACTGCGATTTCATCATCTACTGATTTTTGACGGGCCAGGCCCTCGTGGGAACTGCCGAATTCCCCGGGCATAATGTCCGCCCGGAATAGATCGACATTCAGTTTCGCGCGGTTCTGCAAATGCTGCACAGATGCCGCCAACCGTTCCATGCGTTTTGCCGTGTCGTCCGCGGCGTTTCCTGTATCCAGCAGATACGGATAGAGAACCGTCGCCAACGTCAGGCCCAACCCGACAAACGCCCCCTGCAGCGGATTGATAATCGCCGCCACCTGCGACCAGTTGTTCACCGACGCCCGCAATGCCCCCTGCAGGCCCATCGGGCCGTACATGACGCTAAAGTCCTGGGCACCGAACGAGGCCTGCAACAACGCCTGATTGAATCGATTCATGCGGGCCTGTGCCGCGGCCTGCGCATGCTGGGCAGCCTCGCGCGCCCGGGGATCAACCATCGTCCTGTCAACGCGGGGACGTCCCTGCGCAATCCATTGCTGCAACGATTGTTGCCGGGCGGCGTCCTCGGCCTGCTGCTGTTCGAATTTCCGCCGGGACATCCGCATCGCCTCGAGATCGGCGGCCTTCTGCGATGCGGCGGTTTGTCGTCCGACGGCCGCGACCTCAACCTGTCGCTGCTGCTCGCGATCCATCAACTGCGTCCGCTGGGCTGTATGCGAACGCATGGCCGACAAATCGGCCTGACGTTGCTGGGCAACGCGGGGGTCGATGGGCGGGCGTTCAATAACCCGCATATCCTGCAATTTAGCGGCCAGCGTCGATTCCGCGTCCTCACGCAGTTTAATATTGCGAAGAAACGCTGCGCTGGTGGCCTGGAGATGCGTTTGAACGGCCTGACGATTTCGATCCAGACTGCGCGGGACGCCAGAATCCCGAACAGCAATCTCGATGAACGCCTCGGCAAGACGATTTCTACCCATTATTCCCCGCCTGACAAAACCCGTTCAGCGTACTCAATTCCATCCGCCAAACGTTGTTGAAATTCTGCCTTTTTACGATACGAAACGTTGGGATTCGTCGTTTTTGTTTTCCCCAGGGCGTCCTCGATCGGACTGAAATACAACGACACGGCGGGGATCGTCAGACGTAAAACCTGGTCCGGCCCCCAATGGAACTCCGTTGCGAAATGACGAAATATCAGTTTCCACGGGAATCCCTCCCCATTATCGCCCCCGCCTGGGGGGCTCAGGAGTTTCCCAGCGCCGTATGCCCGGATGCCCGATCAATCGCATCCAGGATTTCGGTTCGGGCCTGCATGAACAGCGCGGGATCCTCAGCGGCCGTCTCCATCAACCAGAACAGAACGCCGCGAATCGTCAACGCTTGGTCCTGATCGCGGATCGCCATCCAGATTTGAAACGCCTCGCCATACGGACTGTTGTGAAACTCCGTGTAATCCGCGTAGCTGCATGTCGCCCAGCCCCGAAAATTCTTCGACAGGGCTACGGCAACGTTATTCACCACCTGCGGGTCGTTGCGATACTCCGCTGCAGCGGAAACCAGCCGCTGCAGCGGGTCCCCCCGCAGACGCATGATTTCCGCCTCAAGCATCGCGTAATATTCAACGGTACGTCCCCGGATTGTCCATTGACGCCCCATGAACGTAGCAACGCCGCCAGCGCCGACAATCGGCGCGACAGATGTCTCGGCCATTTTTCACCTCGGAATGAAAAATGAGGAAAATTGACGGAACAGAACGATTAGTTGAAGGCCCAGGGGCCATCCGATTCGAACGGGGCCGACCATTCCTCGATGTCGCCCGTGTCGTTGTTGACTGTGAATTCCAGTTGCCCGAACCGTCCCGGGCCGCTGAAATACTTCGGCGGGCTACTGTCGAAGTTCAACCGGATTTGCACGATACTGTCCGTGTTGAGCTGCGTATCGATCGGGTCCGAGGAATTGTACTTCCCCTTCACCGTGCCGGAAACCTTCTTGTTTCCGATCTGAGTTTTCTGCCAGCCGGCGCCCGACTTGCTGTTGTAGGTTTTCAACCCCTTATCCAGGGTAAATTGAAAATCCGTGAATTCGGCAATCGTACACGAGCCAACGACGGCCCAGCCCTTATTGCCTGAAATACCCCGTTCCAGCGTACCCGACATAATCTAATCCTCCAGAATATTTCAGGGATTAAACAGTACCCAACAGCGCAAAATCATAATCCAGCGCGCCGGACGATCCGCCGTCATGCGAAATCCGCAGGACTGATGCGATTGTCGGGCAAAGGATCCCCGTAGTCATACGGGACAGATAGAATTCATCCTGCGGCCCAAGTTTGATCACGTTCCCGGACGAAATCACGGCGTCGTTAAACAGGGCCGTCCAGCCGTTTGACGGGGCGGGTTTGATCAACAGATTCGCGCCATTCGCCGACACCGGCTCCTGATTTTTAATGTAAATGACGCGTATGGTTTCAAAATTAATCGTGTCGCCGAAATCGGGACACACCAACGCGGACAGGTTGATATCATCCGTACCGGATGCAGCCGTCAGGCTGCGCCGTTTCGCATATGGGCGCGTCGCCATCGAAACGCCCGTGCCGAATGTCCACGCCCGTTTGCTGTCCCCCCTAGAACTATATTCACGCTTGGCGGGCGCGCTGGTTGCCCCATTCAGATCGTTCAACGAACTGAAGTTAAAGTTGATTTCTGTCTGGGCTGTAACGGTGATGGACATTGTTACGAGGCCGGGGCCAGATTTCGGGATTCGGAATAGACAACCGCGAATGTTTGCGTGACGCGCCAGACGTCCCGTGATTCCTCAGACGCGATCGGATCCCCGTCGGGTTCGATGGAAACAATCGTCCCCGTCGTTTGTCCCATCGTCATCGCATTCGCCGCGGCCCGGTCAGCGTTCGTCAGGGCCTCGCGAATCGCGACGGCCCCCGCGTCCGCGTCCGCGTCGTTATACGCGTAGTTGTCGATCTGGATGGAACAGCGAATGTATCGGCTGGATTTCGACGCAGAAACCTTCGCGGACGTCACATCCATGTACGTGGCATATGCCACGCCTGCCGCCAATCCCTCAGGCGCAGATCCGCGGGACAAACCCCCGGGGATGACCGCATCCAGGTTTTTCGCGTCCCAGCGGGCGCATAAGGCGGAGTTCAATCCTGCGCTCATGCCGGCCCCCCAAAAATCTGTTGATAGCGGGGCCGCATCTCATCCAGCGACGGGCGCAGGAATGGGTGCGGTTTAATCGTCACCTCAGTCGTGATAACGTAATGAATGATCGAACGACGGTTCCGGCCCCCGATCGTCTCAACAAGGAAAATCGTGGCGGCGGATCGAACGATTTTTCGTAATCGTTTTCCGTTCGGCATGAAATCCAACGCCCGGCCCCCGCGCCGCCGAAATGTCCGGGCCTGGGGACTGAGGGGGATCGCCAGGTACTTACCGTTTTTCGGCCGGATGGTTTTTCCCAATTCCTGCGTCAATGCATATTTCGATGGCGTCCCGATGATCCGTACCAAATCCCCCCGCCGTTCCCAGAAAATGGACTGCCGCAACTGCCCATTGTCAACGTGCGGCGGGGCGCCGGCGGCGTAACTATCCGCATGCGTCCCAACGTGCCCGCGTCGTCCGGCGGACAGTTTATGTTTTACGTGTTGCGTCGTTTCCTGCGCGCATTGATCCATGCGGCGGATTAGTTCGGTGTGAATCTCCCGTTCGACCGATTTTCCATACCATCGAATTTCATACCCGGCCATTATTTGACCCCCCGATTTGATTCCTCGAGGGATGCAATCCACAGCCGGTCCAATTCCTGAACGTTCGTCAGCGTCAGCACATTGAGCGTGCGTTCGGGCGTCGTCGCCGTCGCCGCCACAATGAATTGATCGCGGTTATCCACGCGCGGGTTGGACGTAAATAGCATGTAATCCGTCGCGTCCTCATCGCGGATTCCATATTGCTCGCGCTCCCGGGGACTGGCCTTCATCAACCGACCCGACGCGGACGTGGGTAGACTGCCGCGGGCGGCCGTTGAAAAGGTTCTGGCATTACCCTTGGTGACGGTTTTTGCAGTCGTCTGCCGTTTGATCGTGACAGTCTTCAGATTCGTAGTCAGGAGGCTCATGCCGTCCTCCTGACGTACGGGACCAACAGTTCGCAGGATTCCCCCGGCAGGGACATGGACATTGCAACATTTTTCCCCGCCAGGGACGTGTCATAGCTGACAGAATGCCCGGAAACCGAAATCGATTCTGATCGTAACGGCCCCACGCCGGCGGATGTCCCGGATTGCCAAACCTCAGACTGTTTCGCATGTTTGACGACGGCCAGAATTGCCGCCAGCCGCATGTCAGACGCGTTAATTTCCGGGGATGTGCCGCCGTCGAATTCAGCCGCCGTATAGCCGGAATAGTAGACGAGTTTCACCGTCCCCTTACGTCCCGGCCATGTCGCATTGATTCTGCGAATGAACCCCGTTCGGGAAATTCCATCCTCATCGAAATCCACCCAGAAATCCCGCCCGGCCGTCAACTGCGTTTCCGCGAGGAAATCGTTCGGCCCCTGTCCCCCATAGGCGTTCCAGTCGACATATGCAGCGACGACGGAACGCACCGGCAGACAACGGGCGATCAACAGGGCATCCTCGCCGGCATCCCCGCCGTCAACGACGACGCGATTATCAACGACGTCAAATGTCGGGTCCTCATCCGTCACCGAAACGCCCGCGCGCGTCGGGTAATATTCCGTACGTAGGGCATAATGCGGATTGTATTTGATGTGCGAATGGATGGCGCGTTCCGCCATCGGGATCAGCATATTCAACAGGGCGCGCTGCGCAGCGGTGGCCGTATCCGCAATTTGCAGATAGGTCAGAACGTCGCCAACCGATGCAATGGACGCCATTAGGTTAACCCGATATCCCCGCCAGGGGCCTCCAGCAGATTCAAAACGCCGTATTCGACCGATTTAATTCGATCGCTGTCCCCGGTATCCACGAGCGACAATTCCGCGTCGTACACCAGCGGAGGCAGGCCCGCTGTATCGCCCCCGGCGATTTTCAGGGTATAGGCGCCGGTTGTCCTGTCGAACGTCAGGATAGAACCGCCTGACGCCGCCCCGATTGAATCCAGATCCAGAATCGGCGTCGCCCCGTTCCGGCGATACGCCTTAAATCGAAGCACAGTCCCCACAGCGGATCCAGTGACCGCCGTTGTCCCGTCGTCCTCATAAACCGTACCAGCAAAATCCTGCGTACGGCCGACGTTCGCTGTTAGGGAAAATGACATTTATTTTGTTCGGAGTTTCTGTTTTCCGGAACCACCGCAAATCGGACAGGACTTCGTTTCGTATCGCCCGTCCTCTGCCGCAACGCGAATTACCCGGGCACCGCCGCATCGCCTGCATTTTTTCCCAGAATTATCGGCAACAGACATTGATCAATTCCTGGCAGCGTTTCGCGTACGTGAAATCCCGCATGACTATTTCCCGGGCCAACCGCCCTATTTCGGACCATTTACCCCCGAGCAAAATGCTGGAAACTGTTTCGGTTAACCCATCCTCGTATGTCTGATGGGGAAACTCCGGCCCTGGATCGCCCAGAATATGCCGGTGCAGAACAAACGCCCCTGCGCCGCCCGCCAACCAAACCCGATCCGACCAGTACCCGGGAACGTCGTCCCGCAAATCAACGCAGAGACAAACTGCCCCGCGGGAAAGAAGGGCAGGAAGCTCCCCCGCGGGACAGAACGAAATGTCGGTAACGCCCGGCGGCGGCAGCCCATTGTCGCCAGCCCATGCAACGCGAAAATCAGCGGCAGCCAGAATTCGGGCCTCATCATACCGCTGCGAATATTCCTCCATTCGCGTTCCAAAAATGACGACATCAAATTCCGGATCAGACTGGTATTGAACGGCACCCATCCAGGGCGGGCATCCCTGATCCAGCCGAAACGCATTGATTCCGAATTCTTGCTGATAACGGTCAACGCAGCGTTCCTTAACCGCGACAAAATCCATCGTCCGCATCAGATCCCCGAAAACCGTAATCAGGTCCTGATGTCGCTGCTCAATCAACAGGTCAAACCACCATTGAACCCAGATTGATTTATGCCCCGCGCCCTGTTTAGCGATTTGTTTTCGTCCGATCGGGTTTTCCCGATGTTCGAACAAAACCAGATCGCACGTTTTTTCAACATCCATTAACATCTCAATCGACGTTAGATGGATCAAGGCGTGGCCCAGTTCCAGGAGTGCGTCCGCCACCCACTGGAACTTGGGCCACGTCCGAGGGCGCGGCTCATAAACCAAACCGATTCTCATGTCCCGACGGCCGCCAGTTCATCCTTTCGGGATTCGATTTCCTCGTCCGACAAAATCGGAATGAATGCGGATTCCCCGGGGAGGCGCATCGGATTGCAGGTTTTCACCAGTCCCGTTTGACGCAGTTCGAGCGTCGTCGGGTATTGGGACGGGAAATTGTCCTGAACCATCCGCGCCATCGGGGCCATTTTCTGCGGCAGGGCGGCCGTGTTCGGTTTCGCGCCCTCGGCCGTATTCATCAGATTCGGCTCCAACAGCCGACGCATGAAATACATCCAGGTTTCGCGATCGCCGCTGCCGTTTTTCGTCTGCAGGCGAAACTCCAGTTCCGGCTGCGCGCAGGCCAGCGGGCGCGGGGGCTGCAGGGAAACATTAACGTCGTTGATCGTTTTCAGCAGTTCCGCATTTTCCGGATCCGCCAGCGGGTCGGTAATGCGGCCAATACCCCGTTTCAGATCCAAGTGAATCCGCTGCCCGGGAATCGGGGCCGTATTGAACTGATTCAACGGGGCCTGGGCGCGCGGGCCGGAACGATGGGTAATGAACCGGCTGCGCAACGCCAGCGCAATCGGATCGAACATGACGTCCCCATTTCGGGGGTGGTCGATTTCAATGACAATCTCGCCAGCACGGATAGCAGACATAATATTCCTCGTTGATTTTTCCTCGGACAAAAATCAGCAAACAAACGCGCGATAGATAGAAAAAATCTGCCCCCGGGTGGTGCCAATGGCGGCGGGAAATTGCAGAGCACCCGGGAACAGGGGAAACGTCGGCCTAGATCATTTCGGCCATGTACGTTGATGGGAGCGTCAACTGACCGCCCCAACGCATACGGGCGAGGAGCAGTTTGCTGTTAGACAACAGCAACGTGCGGCCCCGGTCCTCCATCGTGAACGAAATCCCGGCCCGGCGGTACATGCGGTATCCCCGCAGGTTGCAGAGGCCGAGGTTGCCGTTCGAGATGTTGTTCTGAATCGAAACGCCATAGTCGCCGAGGCGATAGGCGTTCCAGTTCATCCCGAAGATCGGGCGGGTATCACCCGTGACGCCCGTCGCGAGCTGCATGAAGACGCGGTACTGCGCGTCGTTCATGACAAACCGCGTGAAGTTCCCGCCAAAATTGTTTCGGGCGGCCTTGCCGATACCGAACGCCAGCTTCACGACGTCGCTGTAAACCATCGAGGCGAACGTGTGGGAACTGTTCGGGGGAACCTGCGTACCGGACGCAACGAAAATACCCTGGGGTTCGGTAGTTCCGTCCCCGATGGCGATCTGCTCGTCCAGCCATCGCTTCGACTCGTCGCCGATCTGGGCGATGACGGCCGCCATGAAGTTCGGCGTCGCGTCCTCCTCGAAATCGCGGCCCCATTCGAAGGCGCACGATGCCGGATAGAACGTGGTGTCGAACGCCGTGACGAACCCGGTCGTCGTGAATGGGGTAATCGCAGTTCCTGACGCCGTCGAAACGAACGTCGGGGTTCCGATCGAAAACCCGTCAGCCGACGAACCGCGCGACACCGGAACGTACTGAATGTACGGGGACAGTTCCCCGAACAACAGCGGCGTGCGGATGATGTCGTCGTCGAAGAATTCAGGAACGGCCTCAGCGCCGCCCGAGGTGACGTCATCCAGGACGGCCTTCGTTTCCATGTCATTCAGGAAACGCCGCTGCATCTGGAGGTTGTCCCCCTTGCCGACGCAGCCCGTCCATTTGTCCTTATGGACGCATTCCTTCAGCAGGCCCATTTCCTCCTCGTTCATCCGCCAGGATTTGCGAAGTTCGGGAATGTCCTGCAGCATGCGGAACTTGAGGAACGCCGCCGACTTCATTTTTTCGAGTTCGGACGGCGTGTCGATGTACCGCGGGGCAACGATGTTGCTCCCGTCCGATCCCTCGAGGATGAACGCGCGCTGTCCCGGGGCATATTCCCCGGTATTTTCGCGGTGCTCCTTGCGGGGATTCGGCGCCCAGACAGCCGCGGATTTCACGCCGCTGTACCGCTCGCTGAACGCCTTGACGCGAACCTGGCCGTTGGGGTCCAGGTTTTTGTTCGCGCGATCATACAGATCCTGCGGGCTGTCCGTCTGGGCTGCCTTTTCTCCGGCCGGCGGCGCGGTGGGTGTGTTCTGCTGCAACAGGCGATCAATGCCCGCCTGCAGCGGCTTCAGCCGTTCGTCAATCGCCGAATCGATCAGGCCCTTGATCCGGTTCGCCGGATTCTCCTCGGCCGTCAGCGTTTCGTACTCGCTGGGGGACAATCGGCCCCCAACCATTGCATCAGCAGCCGCCCGGCCCAGCGCCTCGTCGGTGACGTCGGCGGCGACCAGCGATTTCGAAACCATATGGTCCCGAAGTTTCGTGGAAACCTTCATGTCATACTCCAAAAAAGGAAATGCCGCCGGGGACGCCCCGACTAAACCAAAGAAAGAAGCTCGGATTCGAGTTCCGCGTCGTCAATCTGACGGGACGCGGATTCGATGATTCGTTTTGCAATACCCGCATTTTTTACAGCCCCATACAAAAATTGGGCTGCAATGGCCGTATAGGACGCCGCGGACTTATCCGCATTATCAAATTGCGCCATCGTTCCCTGATGCCCGCATTCAGGGCATTTCATCATTTTGCCCGAGTCCTTAACGACAGCAAATTCCGGACGGGATTTCATGACGAAATCCGCCAGTTCCTTACGCGGACGATGTCGCGACGCGCCAGCCCATTGTTCGTTGATCAATTCGCGCTGTTCGCGGACCTTCTCCAGGGCCTGTTTGACGGCCGGGGAAATTTCGATTTCGTCCTGCTCGGAAATCGACTTGGCGTATTCCGACAACTCAAACAGATGCGCCCCGGACATCCCGTCCGTTTCCGCGACGACGGTTTTCCGTTCCGCGTCGGGGAGATCGGGGAGCCATTTTGATAGCATCCGTTCCCTGACCTTTTCGTCCGGACAGTCGAATTTCAGGACGTCGTGGAAACGCCCCGGACGATCCAACAGGGCCTCGGGCAGACGTTCCGGGAAGTTGGTAGTCAGAATCGTGATCACGCCCGACGAACGCCCGACGCCGTCCATTTCAGCCTTCAGCAAATCGATCGTGTCGTCATAGAACCAGTTGTCGATATCCTCCATCACGATCACGCAGGGGGCCAGTTCCTTCGCCAGGCTGTACGCATATCGGATACCGCCGTACGGGCTGAAATAATACAGGTCCCGCGCGCTGATCCAGATGAACGACGCCTCAGCCTGGTTTTTGACGACGCGGGCGGATAGGGTTTTTCCGGTGCCCGGCGGCCCCATGAAAACCATCCCGCGATTTGCCGCGCGGCCCTGTTTTTCGTTGAGGTTTTTCAGCATCCGTTCAATCGGGGTTTGCTGCTTGCCGTCGAGGAAAACATCCTCGAACGACAGTTCGTCCCGCGGCAGGAATTCCCCGGACAGCGAAAATGCCTCGCCCTTCAGGAAATTATTCACCTTGGCCCATTCCCAGGATTTTTCAATAACGGCCCGATTCTTGGCCTCGTTTTTCAGGGACGTGTAAACCGTCATGTAAATCCCCGTCCATGTCGGGGTATATTTCACGACGAACGGGCCGTCCGGCCCAACATAAAATTGCATCCCCTCGATCAGAAACGACGCGTTCCGTTCAGATGTCAGTTCAATCACCTCGTACGCTGGCGGGTTTTCCCGGCCCTCGTGCGTGATGTTCCGAACATCCTGAACCTTGTCGTTGACGCAAACCCGCTGAACGCCCGTCAGGAACGAACCCATTCGGGCAGACGGAATATCCGTCGTGTTTTTGAACAGGTCCTTTACCTGGCAGTTGCAATGTTTTGCAACCCATTCGTACTCGAGTTTCGACGCCTCGAGGTACTCGTTGTTCGTGTCGAACTGTTTGCGGTTGAACCGCGCGGACAGTTTCAGATTCCAACGCGGGGCGGATTTGTCGACGGGATATTCCGTGATCCCCGTCGCGTCATCCGTCGCGGGCAGTTGACGTTCGGGTCGTTCCGTCGTTTCCTCAGGCTCCTCGGCCGGCGCATGATTTTTCGTCCCGCAACTGCAGGCCGCCTTCGGCGTCAAAACAGTCGTCGTGAATGTTTCCGGGGGCTGGGTCTTTGGGGCCAATTCTGCAACGCTTGTGCTCAGCCTGTTGAATTTGTCATCCAGTTCAACCAGCCGTTGCGGCGAAAACGCGAACGTTTTGATTCGGTTGTCGAAATACGACTTGGCCCATTGTTTGATCAGAGGGTCGTGCAGTTTCCCGCGGCTGAAAACAGTAATAACCGCGTCGACATTCGACGGGACGGAAACCGTTGACGCCTCGAAAACCTTGAATTTCGTGATGTGCCAACCGTCCGTACCCTTCAGCGGCTCATACCCATCCTCCTCGGGCATGAATCCGTGGGAAATCCGCAGGGCGCCCATGTCGATCAGGGCCGCGGCATCGCGCCCCTGGGCAATGTCCGCGATCGCGAACCGGCCGCGGGCCTCGTTATCGGTATGGCTGATCAGACTGACCATTTTGCCGATCGGGGCCATCGGAATGTGCTGCCAGAGCAGCGGCATCCGCAAATCAAACGATGCCCCCTTCGTCTCCAGCACGTCCCCGTCCCGATCGCGCGTCGTCGTAGTAATGACGCAGTCGAAATCCATGATCGAACCGTGGGACAGGGACAGCCCGGCAATGCCGACGTCCTTGATGTCCATGTCGGGGTGACTGTACGTCAATTTCCCCTCGGCCGCGGCGAGTTCCTTCTGCCAGTCCCCCGGGGGATGGTCGCCGTACAGTTTCGTCGGGCAGAGGCCGCCGTTGAGGCAACCCTCAATTTCCCGAAAATACCTGTCTGCGCGAATGATTCCGTGTTTGCTGGTTTTGGCGGACGCGAGGATCAATTCGCGGGACATTGGCATTCCCCAGAAAATAAAAAAAAGCCCCGCAGGTGAATTACCTGGGGGCCTCGATTTTTTCGATAGCCGGTTTATTCAGGGGGACGACGGAAAAATCCGTTTGTGCATCCCCGCCTTGACGGACTGAAAATAACCCTTCTCGAACGGCACCTCAAGGGAAATCGTACCATACGCGTTGACATCCCCGGCAACCGCATCCAGAAGTTTATCCAGTTCAGCCCGCATCGCTATTCGAAACCTGTCGTTTCGATCGTCGTCCGACGTCCTGCCCGCCGCCATTTTCCTACCCCCTATGCTGCGAATCCGTCAATGAAATCCCCGACATCCCCGGTGCCAGTCGTCGGGGTACAGCGGCAATTACACCGCTGTTTCGCCGACAATTTATGATACCCCGGGTAGGGGGCGTACTCCGTAATTCCGGTTTCAGGATCAAACAAAACGAATAGTTCAGAAATTCCAACCGTCTGGCCGTTCGCGGCGAAATGCGCGTCGCGCGTCGCCTCGTCCTCAGTCGCCAGCCAGGTTTTTGTTCGGGGGCCGCCCGGATCCTCCGCCATTTCCTGCGCAACTGCATACGCCCCGGCATTCAGCATCCCCGTCGTTTCCGTTCGGGCAATGTTCTCGGCCCGGGCGGGCTGGACCCCCAGAACCTGTTGAATGGCCGCGATCTGTTTCGTCAAATCCCAGCCATTCGTAGACATCTGAATAAACAGGGATCGCAATTTCCATTGCGTCTTGATGTTAATTTCCGCCCAGTAATCCTCAGCCAGAACCTGGGACAGCGTCTGCCGAATGGCCGCCTGAACATTTGTCGGAAGAACCGTCAGGACGGAATCAACGGAGTCCTTCCGGGACATCAACTGCCCGCGCGCAGCCCCCTGAAATCCCGCCCGCGCGAGGGGAACCTGTACAGCGGCAATCAATTTCGCATCCCAATCCTCGGGAACAAAAACCGCCTCAGGCGTCCAATTCCCCTGCGTTTCCCGCACGCGCGACAGAATGGACGCCGTCTGCTGCTGGAAAAACCGTCGCATGACGGACGCCAGTTCCCCCTCGTGGAACCCGTGGGTTTTTAGCCAAAGGGACGAAAACGAACCCGCCAGGGCCTTCGCGGCCGGGGAACCCTGCTGCCCTGCCATCCGGGCCGCATTCTGCGCGTCTATTTTCGCCTGCTCATCGGCCGCCGCCTCCTCAGGCGTCTGGTCAACCCGCTGCAATTTCATACCGGCCTTCACCAGAATCTGGTTCCCCCAGCCATTCGGCAGCGGCGGCAGGCCCATCAGGACAAACCGGGCGGTATCCACCGTAATACCGCTGGAACCCAACAGGGTGGTAACATTCGCGCGAACCCCGTCGGGGTCATACGCAATCGCCTCCTCGATCCAGGCGGACAGTTCCCGCGCCGCGTTAGCGACAGCCCCAGCCAGGAATTTCGGCAGGACCCATTGATTCAGCGCCTGCGACATCATCGTCAACAGGGGATTAACGACATTGTCCAGAAACGATTCCGTCGCGACGGTCGCGGATGCCCGGTTGCTGTTTTCGAGCTGCCCGGCGACGGCCGGATTCACCCCGAAAATCTGCATGATTTCTTCCTTGAGCATCTGCCCTGACTGCTGAAAATCCATCTCAAAGGGCTTCTGCGACAGGAGATCGACGTCCTCGATATTTTTGTCCGTGACGAGGAACCGTCCCCATTTGTGGACGCCGCGGTAGAGCTGCCGCAACGTCGCCTCAATCGTCTGCTTCTGGGCGTCGGTAAATTCCGGAAGGGATTTTGTACCGTCCGCCGCCTCAACCACCCCGGAACGGAAAATGATCGTAGGCAGGGCGACATTATCGAACGTCGCAGACTGGGCGACGGTCACCTTTTCCGACGCGGACGCGACGAGTTCTGACGCGTCCATCGGCCCGCGGGCTCGGGACGGATTTTCGGGATCTGGGTAATAAAAAACCGCCATGTCCTCGGCCGGGACAAATACCGGCTTAGATTCCCCGGGGGCGGTAACGTCCCAGCCCTTTCCCTTTTCTGCCTTTTTCACCCAATGCGTCGGAACGGGCCAGATATCCCAGCCGGTTCCATTTCGTTCCGGGTCCTTAGGGTCAGCCCTCCACATCCACCAGAACGCCCAGCCCGTTAACTGGGCGGACGCGGCCGTTACGAATTTCAGCGCCCATTCCGTCATCATCGGATTGGGGTCGGCCAGCGCCTGTAACATCGGATGCTTATTGACGAGCTCAACCGTGACGTTTTCGCTGAGCTGCGTTTTCAGATGACAGGGCAGCCGATTTTTAACCGCGAACGATTCCGGGGATTCCTTCTCCCCGGCGTCCCGTTCCTTGATTTTCCCGACGCGGAACGGCTGGCGCGCGACGCGAACGGCGATCGGGCGGATGCTGGCGTACACCCAGCCGGTGTTTTTCCCGTACTGGCGCCGGGCGCGGTTCGTCGCATCCGACTCCACGCCCGGAATCTGCGCGCTGCCGCCTGATGATCCCCCAGGATTGCGAACGGCGCGCCGCGATCGGGCGGCATTCACCATTTGATCCGCCCGGTTACGCGCCTCAACTGCATGATTCATCGTCAGGCCTCCCCGGCCGCAATCTTATCCGCATGTCCCGCAGTTTCCGCCTGGATACGCTTCCGATCGCGGGCAAGCACGTCATTCAATTGAAGGATATGTTCCTCAAGAACCTCGATTTTGCGTTCGAGTCGCGGTATGTCCCGCTCCCGGGCAACCAGCAACTCCTCAGCCAGCGATTGAATTGCTGCAGATTCCATTTTCCGCAGAACCCATCGCGCGAATTTTCCGAACATACCTAATCGCCCCCATTCTCCGCGTCAATCGACGCCGCCATACTGGCAATGAGCTCGCGCTTCTCGCGCTGAAACCTATCAGACGGATCCTCATTCCGCAACGCGTCTATATCGGACTGCATCGGGGACGCGACGTTCACGACGAACATCCCGCCGAACTGGACCTTATTGGACAGGGCCAGGCGATTGAACGCGCCCGCCGCGGCATCCGCCCGGTCCTTCAATTTCCGGGTGTCCATAATCTCATCCCCGGACAGCGCATCCAGTTCCGCCTCGAATCCCCGCCAGTCCCAGTCATCCGACGTGATTACAGTAACATTTCCGGCCTGTTGCTGAACCGCCAGCGGGCGCCAGCGGGACGCCTTGGAACCGGACGCCGTCACGGCAAAAACGGGATAACCCGACAACGAACGAATACTGAATTTGGCGGCAAATTTACCGCCTGAACCGGGTTCCTGTTCCATCCCGATTTCGACGTAACCCCAGCGCTGTCGATCCTTCTCGGCATTCGACAGCATCCGATCCTCGACGTCGAAATCCGACCATCGTCCGCAGTCGCAGCCCAGCACATAAAAATGCGGCATGCGCAGCATGCGTTTTGTTTTTTCGTCAGACAACCAGTCAACCCGCATCGCCATCAGGACTCCCGCCGTACGCGCGCCCGCGCCCCCCTCAGTGCCGGCCTTATCCCAGAACCGACAGAACGTGTATTCCCCGGGCGGCAACGCCCCGGCGCGTTTCCATTTGTCGCGCGGGAAAATCATCCCGGCCGCCGGCCGAATCTTCCAGTTCCCGCGCAGCAGGCGTTCGCGTTCGACAACGTCCAGGGCCATAAGGTTTGCCATGTACCCGGGGTCGTTCCGCATCAACGCGGTATTATCCTCGACGTTGGCCGCGACGAACGTAAACGATTTTGGGCGTTCCTGTGCGTTCTGCAGTAGAACTTCGCGCGCGTCCCCCTCGACCTCATCAGGAATCAGGGTTTTTGCAAATTCAACCGCGGACGCCCGATCATCGAACCAGTGCATTTCGTCACGATCGCGGACGAACCAGCGGATAACGCCGGAACGGGCCTGGATCGGATATCCCGTCTCCTGATCGATCCACCAGGCGATTAGTTCCGCCACCCATGATTCAGAATCCGGATTGCATGTCGCGCGCACATACGGACGAACGCCGCAGGTTGATCGGTTACGCGACAGCATGAACCAGAACTGTCGGCTGGAAAACTGCGTCAATTCGTCCCAACAGAGCAACGGAATTTGCGCCCCGCGCCAGTTTTCCGTGTCCTGATCATGCTGCATATGCGCGAATGAAACCGTCGCCCCGGATGGGAACGTATGTTCCAGCCGCGTCTCAATCGCGACGGTGTTCAACTGCCCGTACAGCGCGTTGGATTCGTCCCAGAGACCGCCCTCGTTGCGAATCTGCGGGTACGTCTGCCGGAAAATGACGGCACCGAATCGGGGGTTATTGATATGCCGCAGGGGTTCCAGAAGCAGATAGTACGATTTGCCGCCCCCGGCCGCGCCCCCGAAAATGAGAATGTCCGCAGGCGACGCGCAGGCTGTTTCCTGCGGGCCGGCCTGCGGACGAATCTCAATTGCCTTCCCCATCGCGTCGAACGCGCGGGGTTTCTGCGTATTCTGCTTTTTACGTCCGGGACGTCCCACGGTTTACAGCCCAGTGGGATTAGCCGGATCGACAACAGCGGGGGCCGGGGTAATGTCAATGAAATATTCCTGCCCGGCGACAAACTGTTCGTTTGCGGCGGGGTTGACGCACCCCAGCATCAACGAGCCGGACGGCGTCCAGCGGAAAAATTCCTTATTTTCCGGACTGCCGTCAACAACCGCCTCCATGCGAATATTCTTCCCATTGTCGGCGTTATCCTCAACGCCGACGCATTTGAACTTCGCGCGTACGCCCATCGGGAACTCCTCAGGAATAGGAAAAAGCGGCCCGCATAAAAGGAACGGCGTCAGATGGAACGGATCCTACGCCTCAGGCGTCGAATCGTCCTTTTCAGCAGGCGCCTCGACGGCCTCGACAGTGACGTCAACCAGCCCGAACAACGGGAAATTGCGCAGGACCTCCTTGTTGTTCGTCCGGAATACGAGATTACCGTCTGGCTTGTAGGTTTTTTCGGTCCGCATCGCCTGACCGCGCGGGACAGTCCCGTCAAATCGCGGCTCCAGCCGCACGACAGACGTATCATTCGATTCGGGCTGAATGGACGTCACCTCGGCGCGAAACTTGAGAATCATGATTTTTCCTCTGGGGTACTGGAAACTACCTGCGCCCGCACCGGCCGCGCTGGCGTTACATCAATTGGCAGCCCGACGCCCGGTGCGGGAAGGGCCGCGGTATTTGGGTTGCCGGAACGTCCGTTGTCCGGCAGGTAGACGTTAATCGACTGCGTCAACTGCGTCGGACCATGATTGGGATTTTCGTCCCGGGCCGATTTGAATTTCTCCGGCATTTCGGCATCCAGCAGTTTCGCCAAGATCCCGGTATTGATCTCATACTCGGACGCAACGCGATCACCCTTATAGTAAATTCCCTTTTTGCTGCCCCGCGTCCCCAGTTTGTATGCCGTTTCCCAGAGACGATCCTTCACGCGCTGGGCCGCGTTTTCAAACGCCGCGCGATATGTACTATGCCGTTCCATCCAGTTTTTGTGTATGCTGGGCTGCGCCCCGATCGCCCGGGCGGCCCCGGAAATCGTCCCGATGACAGCGTACGCCTCGAGGAATTTCGCCTGGCGGGCATCCATCCAGCGCCCGTCTACGAAAATCTGCCGCTGACGCGACATCGTACGCGCCCCATGAGGGATCCGGCCCGGGGGGTTTGGCCGCGGAATGATTTTCGGCGTATACCCGTCGTCGCTATACAGCGTGTCCGCGCGCGCGAAGGGGCGCCGGGCGAGTTTTTCAATGGGCGGGGGCAGGAGGAGGATCATACGGATATTCCCGAAACAGGTTCGGGGACAGCATATCCGCAAATTGCCCGGAATGGAAAGAGAGAATGCCCGGCAGGTCATGGGGAAACCTGCCGGGCACCGTCAACAGCCACCTGCTCGCAACCAACGCAAGATTACAGTCGGGGTTTTCGACTGTCAACATTAAAAATGCTGCGCACCGTGCATTGGGCAGCGTGCGTTTCGAACGCCATCCCAACAGATGCACCCGGTAACGACAAACGCAGACGGCGAATAGCTTTTTGGCGGGGGCGGCGGGGGCGGATCGGGTTTTTGGATTCCCGGCGGGGGCGTAACATGCTGGCCGCCACGGATTGTGTATCTTGGATCGGCCCCAATTCCCGGACTGCCTGCAGCCCTCCATGCCTCAAATTCCCGGATCGCCTCGCCCGATGGTTTATCCGGGAACTGTTCGGCCCATAGAATACCGACCAGCGTCTCGAGACGATCAATTCGACGATAGGCCCCGACCAGCAGCAGACAGGTGACGCCGCAGGCCAGGCCCATCCAGCCGATAAACACCAGATCCATTATTTTCCTCCGAACCGTTGAAACGCCGCGTCGATCGCCTCAGCGACTGATTCCTTATTTATTTCAGTAAACGCCCGAACCAATTCCCGCCCCAGATCCTGAAAACGGTTTTCAACATGAACAACAGACGCCGCGGGACTGTACGCGTCAGGCGTTGTCTCGGAATTGACTGGGGTAAATGTCCCCGCAGGTTCCGCCGGCGGGGCAAATCCATGCTGTTCCCGGTACGCGATGAACTCAGCGATATCCGCCGCCTCGCGTCCGCCGATCCTCCCCCCGCCCAATTCTGTATTGGGTTTGAACATAATGCAATCAGTCCCGGTTAGCTCCACAAACCCCACCAGAATATCCGGATCCGGTTTTACAACCTGCCACATCCCCCGGGACGTATTACATACCTCAGGCCCGAGCCAGATGAAGTCCAGGTAAGTATATTCAACGCGAACTACCGCGGGCGGTTCAGGGGCTGCGACAGAAATCGTTTCCTTTTGTTTCGTCCCGCCCAGCGATTCCAGATAGTTGGCGATCGCCCTCAGTTCAACGGATGAAACCTGCAGCCAGGGTTGATGCGCCCGAAAATAGTGACCCTGGGCCGGATCATCGATCCGGATGTGGCCGATTACTGTTTCTGCCGAAGTCTGCCCATCGACAATCAAACGTCGGACGGACCTATCATGCGCCAGAAACCGGATTTCACCGCGCAACGGCCCCGCTGGCATGCAGTAGTTCATGGCCTTTGTCAGATTGGCCGCGCCGTTCGCCGTCAGCACTAAAATCCCTGCCGCTACAAACGCCCCGTTCCCCTCCCCATCGTCGCGGATTGTCCCGACCCGTTCGTCATCATTATAGACGTCAAATTCCACGTCCCCGGCGCCGACGCGAACCAACTGCGTTTTGTAAAGCATGGTTTCCCTGGCTAGAATTTCAAACAATGAACTGGGCAGCAACCGTTCCAGTTCCCGAACCCCCAGTTGCTGAATCCGCGTCAACCGCGCCATAGTTTCAGGCCTTCTCAAAAACATGCCAGACGAACGGCGGCTGTTGAAATGATCCGACATGGCGATTTCCGGACGGGGGAACTGGATGCCCCGTGCCGACAATCAGAAATTCCCGTTGCACCATAGGTTTTGCGGGATCGACCAACGCCCACATACAAGGCACGCCGAACTGAACGTCAATCATGAGGATTTTCGCGTCGGCCGGCATCTGAATACTGATACGATAATCGACGGCGAATGTGTACTTGTAAACAATCATTTTTTCCCTCCACTAACAGTATCGGAACGAACGATGCCGCACGTCCATGCCTACGGGGACAGTCATAGCTGGATGTTCCGGGGCTACCCGAATTGCAGCGTCCACCATGTCGGGGGCGTCCTGATGTACCGGATCGGACGCGACGGGTTTACGTTCCCGCCCGTCCCAGCGCCGGGCGATGCCTGCGTTTTCGTATTCGGGGAAATCGACGTCCGCTGTCATATCGCGCGGATCGCGGAACGGGACAAACGGAATATCGTACAGGTTATGATCGAACTGGCGACGGACTACCTGACGTCAATCCAGCGGTTCGCGATGGCGTACGAAATTACCCCCGTCGTCTGCTGCATTCTGCCCGCCAGCGACAGGGGACATGAAAACAGCCTGCCGGTTTACGGTCCGCTCTGGCAGCGTTCGCTTGTCACAATCGGCATGAACGAACTGTTGCGGCGCGGCTGCGATTCAGCAGGCGGAATCAAATTCCTGGACTACTGGGGGGAATTCGCGATGTCAGACGGATCGTTACGGCATGACAGATCGGACGGGCTGTTGCATGTCGCGGAAAAATTCTACCCGATCGTGCATGCCGCGTTGAATCAATTGCTCAGCCGGGATCCCTGAACCCGGCGATATACCCCAGCATCCACACCGACGCGGCCATCCAGTCCCGCGCGCTGAACGCCAGATATTGCAATTGCCGGCCCTCAGGCCATCGTTCGGCATTCGCGCGAACAAAAACCTGGATAGTCCGCCCAACAACGCAGAATGACAAATCAAACTGCTCGTTCAGCGGCATTGTCCAAATTCCCGACGGCCCGAACGTCCGCGCCTGCAGGTGAATTTTCGCCTGCATGGACTCCATCCGGAGAATATGGACGAGTTTGCCCAGAACAGTTGTCCCGCGCGGGAATTTGTAGGCGCTGGCGTTCATTTCGTCCTCACATACAGATGTTTCCTGTCGATCCGGAGTTTCCCGCCGATATTCCAGGAAATCAGGTAATGGGCTTTGTAGTCTGAATCGGCGATGTGAATCCGCCGCAACAATTCCGTTCCGGAAATTTTTACGCCCTTCGGGCCGACCCATTCCTGCGCATCGAGTTTTGCCTCTGGGCTGTCAGGCGGCAGTTCTGGTTTTTCGAGTTCGGCGCGCGGCGGTTTGATCAACTCCACCATGAATCTGCCGATCGCGAGGACTTCACCAGTGACGACATAGTCCAGCAAATTCAGCCGGGGCTCATCAACGCCCTGAATTGCGATGTCTCCGATTTTCACATTCTGAATGCTCGGCCTGTCGCGGTAGATGTTCCAACCGCGGGTTCCGTTCTGCTCAAACCGGATTTCGCTCATGGCAAAATGATTTCCTGTTCCAGCGCCGCGCGGTTTACGGCCGCCCCGATTTCCGAATTGCCCGCGGCTATGAATACGTCGACCAGCAGCATAGCGAATTTTTCCAGCCGGACATCAGAATAACAACGCAGTCCCGGAACCGGCAGCCTGGATTCATCGAAAATTTCCGGGACTGTTTCTGAGCGGCCGTCAATTTCTGGTATTTCAATCGGCCCATAATACCAGATTCCGGTGCCAGCCTCCGGCCGCGGGCGTATCAATCGGGAATATTTCCCCCGGGCCTTCCGCAACTGAACCCCGATATGCCGCAGATCGGATTCTGTTCCGATCAGATGGACGATTTTCATCGACCGGGCGCCGCGTTCGTCGATTTTGTACTTCGCCCAGAACCCGGGGGCTGTCGGAAATTTAATCCAGGCCATTTTTCGCCTCATCCTCTTTCCTGACCGTCATTTTGATATTGACGGTGTTTGCATGATTTTCCGCCAGCAGGATCATGGCCCAGCACAGAATCATGCCGACGCCGCAGACGAATCCTCGAATGTATTCCATGATTTTCAGTCAATCCTCCGGGCCATGTATTCTGCAATCTGCAGCAGTTGCGAAATCGACAGCATTTTATCCCCGACGGGCAGGAATTTCATTCTGCCGTCTTTTTCCCTGCGGATAATCCAGCCGAAAAATATCTCATCCTCGTCCTCCACTCCGGCGTTTTCGTAGACCCCGGCATGCCGCAGGCAGCCCTTCGTCAAAATCGGGCGGGTGACTGGCAGGAATTCTAATTTCGCCATGATTTTTGCCGGGGTAATTTCTTGGGTGAAAAAAATTTTGGGGTATGCCCACTCCCATTATCGGAACTGGCTACGGTTTGGGCATTTATTACGCCTGGAGTTTAATTAATGCCCGAGTGAGGTGAAAAATTTGCGGGGTAGGCGTCCCCGGAATTTACGGTATTTGTTCCGTGAGTGAAAAATTTGCGCAGGGTCGAGCCCATCGCCCTGGCTCCGATTTCGTGCGACTTTTGGACTAAATCTAATTGATTTGGCCTGAATTATGCATATCTGCCATCAAATCAATTTAATTCTGCTGTCAAATCAATTCGAATAAATAGGGAATTAAATTGTTCAATCCTACGTCAGCGCAAACTATGCATATATAGGGGGGAATACCGGGGGCTGACATGGGGCGCAACAGGGGAATATCCCAATGAATAACGGGGGGATTACAATTTCCCGCAGTTGCATCGGGTATTTAATTAGGGAAATCGATTGGGACTGCATTAAACGGGTTCTGCAGGGCCGCGGATAATAGGGGCCGATCGAATTACGGGGCAGGAACCGGGGGCGTCATAGGGGCGGATATACGTTTCTGATTCGGCGCAGGCATGGGGCGCAGAAATGCGATTTGGGCAGTTATGGCAATCTTGAGAAATCGATTCATTTTAGCTAAGTCATTAGTGGAAACAGGGATCGGCCAGGTTTTTGCATATCTGTCTGATGGAAAACGTCGCCATAAGTACCAAAAAGGGGGGTATTTCCACTGTATAGTGTAGGCTGTTGATTGATGACAACGAAACAGGAACCGCGAAAATGATTACGAAACTGGATACAGAACTGGTTGCGGGAATGGTTGAAACCCTGCTGACGGGCGTTTCCCTGCTGTCATGGGGGGATTTCTACAACGACAACGGAACCATCGATCTGGACATCGTCGCCGAAACCGAATCCGGCGAAACGATCAACCGGACGATTCGCCTGAACCCTGATAACGGACAGTTCCGTTTGCGGGCCGTCTGATCCGCGAAACCCCCCGCAATAGGTTTCTGAAACCCAAAACCGAATTCAACAGGAAAACCGAACCATGATTCTGACATCCCGCGATATCGAAAACCTGACGCGAAACGAAATGATTTCCCTGCTGGTTCAGATCGATCGAAATGGCATCTGGACAGATCGCGACAGCGAATTGCATGGATACGGCCCGCTGTCGGCCGATGACGCAAAACAGGCCCTGACGGATCTGATTACCCGCGAATAACTGTTGACAGCAGTTGTATAGATTTCTATACTGATACCAGCCCGAACCAGAAACCCCCGAACCCCGAACCGACAGGAAAACGACAATGGATCCCAACGCATGCTATCGCAGGATTTTCGAATCATTCGCCAATGGCGATTTTCAGGACGCGTTTGATGCAATCGACGATTTGCGGCAATGGCTGGCGAATGCGGGATTTGAACCTGAATGGGAAAACGTCCCCAATGGCTGGACAATCAATACATTTTCCGAACCGTCAACGTTCGGTTGGGCCGCGGGAACGCATGTCGTTACAGAATTTATCGCCCCGAACGGAATGACGCGCCGGGAAATCGGCCCGTTGCGCTGTCTGGAACGCCTGATTCAAAACGCGTCCTGAACCCCCGCAATGGGTTTCTGAAACTAAAACCCGAATTCAACAGGAAAACCGAACCATGAAAATCGAACAGATTGAAATCAGTAGCGCCATTGACGACAAAAACAGGATTCATCTGGTTGTTGAACGGTTCCCGGAAAAACGCGTTGTCGTCAAAACGTCCCGCGTTGTCATCGAATCGGGCGCCATGTTCAAAACCGATCCTGTCGAATGCATCGCAATCTACCCTGACAACAACGCGGCCTGTCGCATGACGAAATATCAATCGCTGGCGAACCGCATCGGGCCAATCGATCAGGCGTTGGATCTGACCAAATTCGATTGGCTGGTTCGAACCCTGCTGGAATATCCCCTGATCCCGCGCTAGGCAAAACCCCCGTTAGTAATTTCTGAAACAGGAACCAGATCATGAATTACAAAAAAATCCCGTCGTCAATTCCCGGATGCCCAGAAACCAAACGCGTTCTGGGGGCTGACGAAATTCAGAACCTGCCGTTGGGGCTGTCGTTGACAGATCCGAAAACCGGATGGCGATATGTTGTCGTCATATGGCGCGCCGATGACGGAACGGTTTCCCGGGTTCTGCGTTCTGTCATGGAAAACGATAAATTCGGAAACTACCTGAATGCCGAATCGCCGATCATTCCTGATCTGATCCCTGATCTGCCAACAACCGGACTGGCGTTTTGCTGGATGCAGAACGAAATTGCGGCCGACATGAAATCGGGCATCGTCCCCGAAACCGTCGCATCGTTTTCCGAACTGCATGACTACGTAGATGCGAACTGCTACGGGGGCGCGGAATTCGAATTCATCCGAACGGACGGAACCGATGAATCTGAATCTGCGGCCCGGGATGCAATTGACGATGTCTACGCCCCCGCAATGGAACGCGTCAACGATTGGCTGGCCCAACGGGCCAAATTGCGGCAACTGCTGGCAGCCCGGGATTCGGCAGATTGCGCCTATGCCTGAAACCCCCGCAACGCGTCGCATTAATCCGAACCCAAAACCCCCGCTAGGATGTTTCTGAAATGAACCGAACCGACAAACTGACTGC